ATAAGGCTGCATAAGGCTGCATAAGGCTGCATAAGGCTGCATAAGGCTGCATAAGGCTGCATAAGGCTGCATAAGGCTGCATAAGGCTGCATAAGGCTGCATAAGGCTGCATAAGGCTGCATAAGGAGAAGATCGTGAAGAAGTATCTGGTATTGATTACCTGTTTTCTTTCCGATCTGGCAATGCACTGTAGAGCCGGGAGCGTCGTTTTGCTCCCGGCCAACTACACGTTGCCGGAGACGAAGAAGGGAGCCCGCCCCAAGTTCAAATACCTGGGAGAGGTGAACGCGAAAGACACCGCAGGTGTAGACCCTGAGCTTGCTGAGGTCGAGCAGGTCCTGAAGGACGCTGAGATCGACCAGGGGGTCGCTGCAACCTACTTCAAGGAGGTAGGAGCATCCACCCCAGAGGAAAAGCTGGTGGCAGCCAAAGAGCTGGCCCAGGAGCTGACCGAAGGGAAGGAAGATGCTGCGAAGGACGCCAAGAAGGGCGCCAAGAAGCAGGGGTGAGATAGATGGTCTCGACGGTAGTGGAAATCTGCAATATGGCACTGGCCCGGCTGGGAGACAGCAGGATCTCAGATATCGACGCAGATGAGGAGAAAGCGCGACTGTGTAAGCTGTTCTATACCCAGACCAGGGATGAGGTCCTGCGGGAACACCCGTGGACCTTTGCAACTGGCAGGGCGATCCTCGCCGCTATCTCCGGGACCAATCTCACAGGGTTCGACTATCGCTATCAGCTCCCTGTTGACTGCCTCTATGTGAGGAACCAGATCGATGCTGAAGGCGAGACCTATACGGACATTACATCCAATTACAAAATCGAGGGCAGGGAGATCCATTCTGATCTTTCCCCATGCGCGATCAAATACACGAAGAAGATTGATGATCCGGCGCAGTTCGACTCCCAGTTTGTCGAGGCCCTCGCCCTGAAACTTGCCTCGAAACTCGCTGTGAAACTCTCCGGAAAGCAGCAGCTTGAGGCTGGTATGATCCAGCAGTATCTGATCGTTCTGCAGAACGCGAAGGGACTCGATGGCGATGAGAGCCAGCAACAGCATGTACCCGAGACATTCTGGTCGGAGTACAACTGATGAACACAATCCTGAACAACTTCACCAAGGGTGAGCTCAGCCCCAAGATGGACGGGAGGATAGATGCCCCCGGATACTATCAGGGGTGCTCTACATTAGAGAACCTGATAATCCTCCCCCAGGGCGGAGTTACCTATCGCCCGGGGACGAGGTTCGCAGGTGAGGTGAAGGATGTTTCAGCGGAGCCGGCGGCAGATCAAAAGGTGAGGCTGATTACCTTCAAGGTAACTCAGACCGACGTGTTTATCCTGGAGTTCGGGCATGAGTACGTCCGGTTCTGGAAAGATGGGGCTCAGGTACTGGATACCGGGAGCCCCTTCGAGGTAACTACCCCCTTCCAGGGCAGAGAGATCGGAGAGGTAAGGTTTGTGAAGTGGGAGAATTCTTTCTACTTCGCCCATGCGAACCACCATCCCCAGAAGATTGCCTACGGGGGCACGAGTGATATCGACTGGACCTGGAGTGTTCCGACCTTCACAGCTGACCCATTTACCGGCGCCGGCGACTACCCGGCCGTCATTGCTATCTACCAGCAGCGGGTACTCTATGCGGCCACTGGAAACGATCCAAACAAGATCTGGCTGACGAAGACCGGAGACCCCGACAACTTCACGATCGGGACTGCGGATGATGATGCGATCGAACTGCCGATCTACTCCGACAACTCGACCCCGTTCCACTGGGCAGTGATGAGCGACAACATTCTTCTGGGGTCAGCGACCGAGGAATGGAGAATTGCATCTGGTGGCAAAATCACCCCTTCGAGTCTCGACTTTAAACGCTACACCGCATTCGGATCAAACAAGGTTCAGGGAAAACTTGTTCACGGAAACATGCTCTTTTTCCAGCGGGGAGGAGAGCGGCTCCGGAATTACCGTTATGCCCAGGAATCGGAATCATGGTCCTCCGAGGATCTCACCCAGCATGCGGAACATGTCCTCAGAGGGAGTGTGACCGACTACACGTTCCAGAACGACCCGGATCCTATTGTCTGGATGATCAGGGGGGATGGAGAACTGGTCGGACTCTCGATAGATCCAATCAGCCAGATCCTCGGCTTCTACCGCTGCCCGAGTGAGGGTAGCTTTGTATCGGTTGCAATGGTGCCAACTGACGGAGAAGACCGACTCTGGTTTGTCGTTGACCGGGAGATCAACGGGGCAACGAAACGGTACGTTGAGTACACCGAGACCCGATACCACGCTGAGCAGGAGGATCACTATTATGTAGACTGTGGGATAACGGCCACCGGATCAGGCCTCACAACTGTTTCCGGTCTCAGCCATCTGGAAGGATGCACCGTTGCCGTATGCGTGGATGGCAAGCCGCACCAGCAGGTTGTAGTCGATTCAGGATCCATCACTCTCACAAAATCCGGGGATAAGGTTCACGTCGGACTCCCCTACACTGCGAAGATCCGGACGATGCGCATGGAAACTGGATCATCCTCCGGGATCGGGCAGACTAAGCGGAAGGTGATACCCAGGCTTAACCTGCGATTCTACGAGACGATTCAGGCGAAGATTGGCCCGGATGAAGACAATCTCGACACAATCCTCTTCAACACCACAACCCAGGTCTATGGAGAAGCTGTCCCAATGTACACCGGGGACAAAGAGGTGCCCTTCCCCGGAGGATACAATCGGGACGCCTACATCATGATTGTGCACGACTCCCCTCTACCATTCACTCTTCTCGCCCTTGTCCCGGAGGTGAGCACAGAATGAAACGAATACTGTTGAGAAGATTGAAGCCTGATGACCTTCAACATGTGAATCCAGGTTTGTTTGACCTCTTCATGCGCGAAGGCGTTAACGGACCATCTTACACCGGATACGATGCGACGAACGAGGACGGAGGACATGCAGAAGACGAGGCTGAGATAGTGTTCTGCTGCGGAGTTCAGAACATATTCCAACACTCCGGAGAAGCCTGGTTTGAGTTCGGTCCGAATGGAAAGGGTTACGTAAACGCATTCAAGGTTATCAGGGAATTACTGCACCACCACATAATACCTCGATATAACTATTCCAGAGTACAGGCGACCGCCGACCTGTCCGTCCCCGAAACAGTGAGATTTCTCGAACACCTTGGATTTGAGAGGGAGGGAGTACTGAGGGCATACGGACCACAAGGTCAAGACATGGCCATGTACGCAGTTATTCCGGGAGGTAGACGATGAGACGATGGTACGAACCAGACTACGATCCGTATGATTGTTTCAGAGCTTTCTATGATCCCGTCACCGCTTTCGTTGCTGGGACCACTTTCGGTATTGTTGGCCAGATCTATGGTGGAATCCAGGCTAACAAAGCGGCAAAGCGTCAGGCAAAAGAACAGGAGCGTATCGCTGAGGAACAGTACAAAATATACAAGGGAAGGATGATCGGCGAAGAGGGCGCCCCCGGATCTGTTGAACAGCTACACGATCAAGAGCAGGGAGCATACGGGTCTCTCCTTTCCGGTGCTGCAGCCTCCGGGGTGAAGGTTGAACAGTTTGAGCGACCAGAGAGGATGAGCGCAGAGGATCGAATAGGACTGCGGGAGGAGAGAGAGGAGCTTGATAAGTTCAATGCCATGGGTATTGCCAAGAACGGCTCCGACAGGCAGGCGCAGATAGACGATATCGACAAGCAAATTGCAGACGCGGTTCCGAAGCCGGAAGAGGCTACCGACACACTTGAGGCGCTCAGGAACAAGATCACAACGACCTACAGTTCAGCAGAGGAGAACCTGTACGCCGATCTTGATCAGGCCAAATTAGGCCTCGAGAGCGCCCTGTTCGATGCAGAGGAGACCAGGCGTCAGGGAGAAGCTGCTTTATGGGGTGGGATCCTCGGAGGCGGAGGTACACTCCTCACTGGGTATGGGATGGCAAGGACGCCGAAAGCTGACGGCGGATGGGGGATATTCTGATGCAATTACCGAGCCCCGGAAACATCCCCGGCAATGCCATCGCTCAGTTCGGTCAGGATCTTGTGCGATTCGGTGAGATTGGCCTACGCCGGCAAAACTCACTCGACCAAGCGCAGCGTGATGTGGAGATCTCGAAAGCCTACACCACCATGAATGAGTCAGTCGTCGGGAAGTTCAGAGAGTTCCAGCAGAACTGGGATGCTCCTGACGAAGCAGGACAGCCGCACTATCTCGGATATGGGACTCACTTCGATTCATACAGGGAACAGCTGTGGTCTGATCTCTCGAAGACCTTCTCAGACCCGCAGACCGCTGACCTTTTCTTCCCGACCTTCAACGAGGCGATGAGCCAGCAGAAGATCAAGGTAGAAGAGCTGGTCCATACCTATAAGCGTGCTCAGGTTCAGGAGGACTTCCTCGATCTGATAGACCGGACAGTCCAGATGCCAGGCATGTCTCCGGAGACGAAGAAGGCAGACTTGAAGACTGAGCTGGCCAACATGATCCAGCACGGGATTGTGACGGCAGATGAGGCTGCAGCCGTTGAGACGGAGAAGTTCTATCAGATTGATTTCAACGCAGTGAGTGAGACCGCGGGAACCATGTTCAACTCCCAGGGATGGGATGCTACCCGGTCCTACCTGATGCGAGCTGAAGGACTGAAAGAAGAGGACAGGAAGAAGCTCCTTGCCAGATTCGGGGATGAGGACACGTACCAGAAGAAGCGGCAGGAAGAAGAACGCAAGGTAGCGGGGGGCCAGGAGTATCTGGCTCTCATTGAGGATGTTGAAGAAGGGCGAATATCAAGCCACGAAAACCTGTTTGAGCACATGAAGGTCCGCGGAAGAAACCTCAGTGAAGCGCAAGTGGATAAGCTGAGGAACGCGATAAAAGGGGAAGCTGCGAGCGCGAAAAACCCAGAATTGAAAAGCGATCAAGGGTTCATGAATGATCTGTACCTGGCAAAGATCCGCGGGGAAGACATAGACACACTGGAGGAGAAGGCTTACTGGGGAGCGAACCCCGACAACTTTGAGGATGGAGTGCCACGAATCACAGCCAAGGACGCGCAAGAGTTCATCCAAGAGACAAGGAAAGATATTCCATGGCACAGCAGGGTGACAGACGAGCTTGCCGCTGAGATACGAGACCTCGCCGTTGGAGACGATGCAATCATTCCAAACGCTGAAACTGAAGTGTGGATTGCCGACATGCTTGAGTTTGCAAACTCGCAGGTGAAGCCTGGCGATCCAAGGACTCCCCAGGCCCCTCGAGTTGACGAATCCCTTATCAGGGACTGGCTCAAGGCCCGAGTCACCGAAAGAGTGAAGAACAGGGTAAAGAGGGAGGGCCTGAGGAGTTTCATGGATTCCGCGCCACTGTTACCCCTTTCAGGAACAGAGAAGGTTCTTCAGGAAGCTGAACAAGGACTGTACACGGGAGTTGTCAAGGAAGACGTGATCAAGAAATATCTCGCCGTTCCTGAGCTCTCAGACTATGTAACTATGGGTGAAGAAATCGCGCGGACAGCCTACGGGAGGCGGTTCGACGATCTGCCAGAGAGGCAGAAGAACGAGGTTGTATCCAACGCTAACATGGTAGTCGTACTCCACAATCTGAAGAACGCCGCAGCAGACGAGCTGGGAGTAACTTCCCCGATATTGGCACTCACCAACCGAGGGGAGCCGCTGGTAATCGATTCTCAGAGTGGGAAAGCCTACACCGCCCGCACGGTAGACAAGGATGAGAAGTGGTTCTACTGGGACGACAGACTTGAGGACTATGTGCCCCTGGAGCGTGATTGATGGAAGTGCCAGGAGTAAGAGTACAGGAACGCCGCGAAAGTCCAGAGGCTGTACAGCAGCAGCCACAGACGAGGCCTAAAACGCCAGCCTTGAACGTGCCTCCGGGGACGCGAGAGGTATTCAATCCTGCGACCCACACGCCGGCGGAGAATATGGTCGCCCTACCCCCAGACACGAAGATCGTTTACGACCCGCGGGTGGAAGAATCCCGCGGACGCGCGATGAGTTATATCAAGGACTACGTAGAACGCTCAGACGACCCACAGGGCGCGAGCGCGAAGATCAACGCCTCAGTACACTTCGCCAGGGAGCTTGACATGGATCCGGCGCTGGTGTTCGAGCAGTTTGACACCATCGTGGAGCAGGTATACGGCCGGAAGATGGATCCTCTCTCCGCATGGGAGACAATCGGTCTTTCGTGGAAGACCGGGACCATGAACACAGAGCTGGGACTTCTTAGCTCCCAGCAGATGATGAACGTTATTGCAACCGGACAATACGATGAGGCTCTGCAGGGGAAAATCGACAAACACAAAGCAGCTATGCCGCCAGTAGATGAGCAGCGAAGAGCAATCCCGGTTCAGGCCGTGAAGTCCTTGTTCGAAATGATGCCAACCTGGCTTGAGGGAGCTGAGAGGGGAACACAAAGAGGACTTGCGTATGGTGCTGGTGGGGCTGCAGTGACTGCTCTCGCTGGACAAGCAGGACCCCAGGCAGTATTGCCGGAAGAAGTAGTTACCGTGCCCGCTGCCTTCATCGCTCTTTATGGTGTAGGCCAAGTCTCGGGTGCTCTGGAAAACATCTGGAAGATCGAGGCCGGGCTGGCCTTCGAGGAGATAGCTTCCCTCGAGGACGAGAACGGAGAGAAGATCAATCCCCGGATTGCCGCGGCCGCCTCATTCGGAGTCGGAGCCGTGAACGCCGCTATTGAAATGTTCCAGATCGGGAATATTCCAGGAGTAGACCGTATCATTGCCTCCGCCACCAGGAAAGCTACCAAGCGACTTCTGGTATCCGGGGGGCTGAAGGAGGTCGCAAAGCGGGCTCTCAGGACCTACGGGACTTCTATCGTGACCGAGACCGCCCAGGAGGTTGCACAGGAATCAACGAATCTCTTCATGTCTGAGGTGGCGAAAGAGATCAACAACCAGGTCAACGGGACGAGCTTCACTCAAGTCCAGGCAGATGAGGTTATCTCCCGTCTGGGGGAGACGGCCAAACAGTCAGCCCTCGCCTTCTCGATTATGGGAATCCCCGGTACAGTAACCGGTTCAATTCAAGACCGGACCGCACAGCTCAGGTTTCAGGAAGATGTCCGCGGCAAGGTCACTCAGGCGGAACAGGTCCGGGATAACATAGCCAAGGCTCTCACTGAGGAACCACTGGCCCCCGGGAAGACTCCGGACGAGGTGGTAGTTGAATACCTGCAGAATGCCACCAATGAAGAGGTGGACGCCCTTATCGACACCCTCGGAAGCCAGGAAGCCCCAGTAGAGCGCCAAGCCTGGGAAATGACCGCCGAGGAATACACCGCAAATCAGGCGCCGAAGCAGGCAAAGTCTGTCACCCCCGGATTGTACACTCCAGCGCAGGAGAAGGTTATCTCCGCCGTTATGGAGCGGTCGAACCTGGATGAGCGACAGGCTGGGCTTGTGTCGATGTTCATGGAGATGGGCGCCCGCGGGCGCGGGATGGCACTCGGGGAGTTCGTCGATACCTACTACACGAACGAGATCTTCTCTGAGGCGACGATCAAGCAGACTCCAGACGGCCAGGAGGCGAAAGGATACTGGCAGATCGTTGAGAATGCCAAGAACCTGATCGCCATCGGAGAGAAGGCAGACTTCGGAACGTTCATACACGAGATAGGACACAGCTTCTTCCCCTATCTGGATGATGCACAAACCCAGAAAGTCCGGGAGTGGACAGGGTTCACCGGAGAGAACTGGTACTCCCCCGAGGGCAAGCAGGCACAGGAGCAGTTCGCCGACGGATTCATCGAATACCTGAAGACCGGGGAAGCGGTGGACGCTGAAACCCGCTCTCTCTTCCAGCAGTTCAAGAACTTCCTACAGGAGATCTATGGGTACCTCTCCCGCACCCTGCAGCTGAACGACGGGATCCGTGATGTCTACTCTCAGCTCTTGGGACTGGATACAGATCAGGCTTCCGCCCGGGAGCGCGTGGAGGAGACAGCCAGGAAGGTGAAGGCGGAGGTTGACCAGGCATTCAACAAAGCAACCGAGCGGATCCAGAACGAGATCGATGAGGCGATGCCGCTCTTCCATGTATCGGCTTACCACGGTAGCCCTCACACTTTCGACCGTTTTTCCACTGAAAAGATGGGGACCGGAGAGGGGGTACAGGCCTTTGGCTATGGGTTGTACTTCACCAGTGAGTCGGGAATTGCTGAATGGTATGCCCGGAAACTTGCAGGCGAAGAGGGATTGAAATATCGGATTGCTGGGAAGAAGTATACCCAGGGAGAGATTCCCAATAATCTTAGATTCCAGATCAGGATGTATGAGAAGGCGCCGACCGAAGAACGGAAGACGATCATGCTCGATACGATCAGAAAGGAGATTGAGAAGAGCCAGGACGATGCGCAGCTCCGAATACTGAACGAGATTGATCAGGCATTGTCAACCAGTGAAAGCACTCCAGACCTGGCTGGCATTGAAAGAGAAGTCCCTCGAAACTTGTACAGGGTATCTCTCTTCAAGGACAAAGACCCTGCTGAATACACCTGGCTGGAATGGTACGATCCTATCCCGGCAGAATCAGCCAAGAAAATCAGGGCTTACCTTGAGGCGGCCCCACAAAACGACTTTCAAGCCACGGTTCAGAGTTTTATCAATCAAGGTGATTTCGGGGTCACTCTATCCGACCTACAGCAATCACTCGGAGAAGAGACTGGGGAAGCCTTCTATCGGCTGCTATCCAGGGCAGTCGGAGCGCCGAAGGACGCAAGCAAAATGCTCCATGCGGCAGGGATCGATGGTATCAAATACCCGGCGCAGTCTCTCGCTACCGGGAAGATCGATTATTCCCAAGGGACCAACTATGTCGTCTTCGATGAGAATGCCGTTAATGTAGAGGATCATATCCTCTTCCAGACCTCCGCCCACGAAGAGGCCGTCCAGCAGGCGGTTGCCGAGGGAAAGCCGGTCCCCGATTCCGTTCTTCAGGAATACGCCGACCGGGACTGGGCGCAGGCCGAACTTGCCCGCCGTGTCGGCGAGGATCCTATCCCTGAGTCGATGCAGTATCTCTACGATGAGGCCCGGGATCGCGACGACAAAGACAGCTTCAGAACCTACCTGGAAACGTTCTTTTTCGATGATGAGGAGCTCTCACAGCTCTCTCAGGAAGAGTTCAGCCAGATTGTTGACACTGTATGGGGCGCCGTTCATGAGAAGTATTTATCCCGCAGCGATGCGAATGACCAGTTCCTCGAGGCAATGCAGGAAAAGCATGTCATGGAGAACGCCCTCTATGAGTTGGTTCAGAACGGTTTTACCGGCGGGTTCGGCCTGAACAAGGTCGAAACAAGCATAATCCTTAGAATCGGCGCAGAGAAGCCGTTGTCAGAGAAACAATACGCATATCTTCTCGGTCAACTCCAGGACCACCCAGAGCGATACCGAGAAGCACTCTCCTTCTACGATCCGGCACATAAGGACTCAGGGCAGATCCGCTATGAGCAGATGATGGAAGAGCTGGACGCTGCCAAGGAGCAGGACAGGGAAGACCAGCGGAAGGCGGACCGTCTCCGCCTGGCGGTAATGAAAGAGCTCGGGATCAGCTCCCCAGACGAGATCGATGACAAGCTCTTCAAAAAGTTCATGAAGGGAAAGGCGAAGTACCAGGAGGTGCAGGACGCCTACCGGAAGAGCCAGCGGGAAGTGGCAGACCTCGAGAAGCAGGTCGCCAAGATGGACAAGGAGATCCTGGACGATGAACGCCGGATCCGGAAGATGTCCGAGGCTCACAGCAAAGTCCTCAAAGAAAACCAGAATATAAAGCGTACTGCCAGGTCTGAGGCATCCAAGGAGTTCGCCCGGCTAAAGGAAATGCAGGCTGAGAAAAAGAAAGCTCTCCGAGAACAGCGGGCGATGAAGGACCAGATGCGCCGTCTGGCAAAGTTGATCATGAAGAAGCCCGGGCCTTCAATCCACCTGGAGGAGAAGCGGGCGATCAGGGCGATCCAGGAGACAATCGACCCGAACTTCAGGAGCGCAAAAACCTTACAGAAGCGCAGGGACGCCCTACTCAAGGAAGCTGTAGGACTCGAGGTTCCCCAGGAGATCCTCGACATCGCCCAGAAGAGGACCCTCAATGACTTCACGATGGAGGACCTGGAGAGGGTTTACTCCCACGTGATGGGCCTCACCCGGATCGGCAGGGCGAAGCGGGATGCTGAGGTTGCTATCGAGAAGAAAGAGGCTCAGATGGTGGCTGGAAAGATCATCAGCCAGATCCTTGCAGGCGAAGCCCTGGATCTGCAGATTCCCACCAACGCAAAGGAAACTCGAAAGGGGACCATCAAGAAGACGATAATCACCGGGAAGCTTGAGGGCTGGAAACCGCTGAGGATCTTCGAGTGGCTCGACGGGAAGAGTAACGGGGAAATGGCCAGATACTTCTATTGGAAGGAGAACGGCCTCACCAACGAAACCATCCGTGCGGTCAATAACCGTCGGGATGCAATGCAGAACGCGCTGAATTCTCTCGGCATTGAGGCCCGTACCCTCGGGAGAGAGATCGGGGGACCGAAGGGGACCTATACCGCCGACCAGGTGCTCTCCTTCTATGTCGGGGTGCAGAACCGACTGAAGATGGAAGCTCTGATGCAGTCAGAAGGGATGAGCGCCCCACAACTGCAGCTCTACATTGCAAAGCTGACACCCCAGGAGAAGGCCCTCGGGGATGCGATCATTCAGGATTATTCCGACAACTATGAGCGCCTCGAGAAAGCATACAACGTATACACCAACGAGGAACTGGGAAGCCAGGAAGCCTACACTCCAATCATAACCACTGAATCCGATGCAGAGCCGCTCGATCAGCAGCTCGCCAAGCACATCCTCGGGAAAGAGGGGGTCGGGAATCGGTACACAGAAAAGGGGTTCACGAAAGAGCGGAAGGGCGGATCCCTTGCCATTCGCCTCGGGGAACTCTCGATATGGCAGGACCAGATCGGGAAGCAGGAACACTTCATCTCACATGCCCACTACGTCCGGCAGCTGAACCGGGTTCTGGCGAACCGAAATCTATCGATCGCCATGAAGCAGAAGCAGGATTATGAGGTCTACAAATGGCTGAAGCAGTACGTCTCCGATATCGCACAGTATAACATCCATACCCCGGTAACCTTGGCAGAAAAGGTCTTGGCCGGCTGGAGGAAGCGGCTTTCCGTGGTCCACCTCTCCCTTAATCTCCCCGTAATCGGACGGCAGGTCTGGTCCTACCCAAACGTCCTCGGGTATGCAGACGCCGATATCTGGGCGAGGACCCCTCTGGAGTTTGCCGGGAAACCAGCAGAGATCACCAAGTTCGTTGAGGAGCGAAGCCCGCAGGTGAAAGAGCGGAGCATGGAGACGGTATTCGAGGAAATATCCGCACTGAACCGTGGAAAGAGCGAGAACACACGCCGACGGATCGCAGAGGCTCCGATGAAGTGGATCTCCGCTGTAGACAAGGGAACCTGTGTAATCACCTGGAAAGCTGCATACGACACGAATATACGGAAACAGCAGAAGGAGATTGATGCCGGGAGGCGGGGCATGATCAACGAGGACGAGGCTATTCGACACGCCGATACCGCATTCCTGAAAACCCAGCCCCAGGCCCGCGCGAAAGACCTTGCATGGATCTACCGCCAGGGCGAGGCAGCAAAGATGTTCCTCATGTTCAGCCAGCAGCTCAATCAGTTGTGGAATATTACCACAGCCGACATGCCGATGTTCTGGCGAGAGAAGAACTGGAAGATGCTCGCCTATCAGTTCTCAGGGTACATGATGTCCGCCATTGCCATGGGCGTCTTCGCCCGGAAGAGGCTCCCGAACGACATCGGGGAACTTGGAGAGGACTTCATCGTCCAGGTACTCAACACCATTCCCTTGATCGGGAGGGAGATTGTCTCTCTTGCTCAAGGGTGGGACGTATCGAACCCTTCCCCCTTCACCTCGATGGAGAATATGTGGCGGGGGTTCGATGCCATGAAGGGAATGATCGAGGAAGGGCCGAATGAAAAAGACCTGAAGAAGATGGTCCGCTACGGCGGCCAGTTCGCGGCGGAAGTGATGGGTCTACCCTTCACCGGCCCGTGGCGGGCGGTCAACGCAGTAGACGAGTTAATCAATGGCGACTGGGAAGATTCCTGGAAGCATGTGATCCTGGGCGGAAAGCCGAAGGAGGAGAAGTAGATGGCAATTAACAATGTGACATTAAGGGAGACCTACGACTGCAATGGGGTAACAGTAGCGTTCCCGGTCACCATAGACTATATACTGGATTCAGACCTAAAGGTTACCCGGTATGATGCGGCTCTCGGGGTTGAAACACTTCTGGTTCTGATCACCGACTACACAATATCAGGTGGGAACGTGAATACAGTGGATACCTATCCAACAGGGGACAGGATTACTATTTCGCGAGACATGCCACTAACACAGCTTGTTGATCTCCAAGCCGGAGACGACCTCGACCCTGATGCGATAGAAAGATCACTGGATAAGCTCACTCTGATCGCTCAACAGCTTGCTGACTCGACTGAACGGAGCGTGAAGCTTGCCGAGACCGATGACGATGCAGACCTTATTCTACCCGCTGGATCAACACGGGCGTTACATTTCTTGGCGTTCGATGCTGATGGGAACCCTATCGCATCTGTAGGAAGCGGGACTCCAGCCACCCCCTACATGGCAACAGTCCTCGACGATGAGACAGCCGCAGATGCACGGGTGACACTTGATGTGCCTGGTCTCGACGAGAACAACGCTATAACGGGTAGCAACACGTTCAGCGGTAGCAACACGTTCACTATCCCGCAGTCTCTTCTGTGGCACGAAGGTTACAAGTCTACAGGAAGAGCTAGGATTAAGTCGAACACCGACCGGAATGTAATTGTAACTCCTGATCACGAAGCGATTGCTATAAATGGGAGCACATACTTTGCTACCTCGGTAGAGATCGATATTACGGCATCGGCAAACTGGGACTCGGCAACCCCAGACTACATTGTGGCGGCAACACGAGCAGGAAAGGACTTCTACCTGTATGCGTGCGAACCGGCGAGCGGAAATGTCCCGGACTTCATCCTCTCGGCAAACAGTACCTACCCAGACGGATACACCGCAGACAATTCCCGGAAGATACGTGGTTTCCACTGCCTGTGTGCCGACGTTGGGACAAATACCTATTCCTACGTGAACGCCGCTGACGATATCTCTCTGGTGAGCGAATCCTACGTCTCGCATACAATAACCGGAACCAAACACTGGCTTGAAGGGTATGTGGCAGGAGATATACTGCCGTTCTCGGTTTGGGACCTCAATCATCGGCCGGTATCGAATCCCGAGGGAATGGTGTATAACCCCGGAACTGATGTGTGGGTAGATATATATCTTGCAAGCTGGGATGGGACGCGGCTGGTTTCTGAGAACGGCGGGACCACTGCCGATGGAACCAGCACCCCGGCATTCCACCAGTACAAGTTCAGTCAGCACTACGGGCGACAAAAGAAAATGCTCCCCCGTCAAGATGATTTTGTCTCCTACTCTCTTGGATCTCCTCAGGGCGTCAATATCGCAGGGAGCGCAGACCCAGGCACAACAGGTGGACACCTGGCTACCGACGGGAAGCGAATAGTGTCTCTCATCGGAGTAGAGGATGCAACAGGATTCCTATGGCAATGGGGGAGAGAACCAGAAGCTGGTGGATCTCTATCATGGGCAAATGCCTACGACGGCAATGACACTAATGTTGCAGGTCAACACTATCTCGCACCTAACCGCCCTCTCTTCGGCGGCGGTTGGGACGGCAGCGCGCACTGCGGTTCGCGCGGGTCGGCTTGGAATAATCCCGCGTTGAATCTGGGTGCGACCGTCGGTGGGCGGGGCGTCGCGGAGCCGTTGGGGCGCCGGACGTAGGACGATGTTTTATTATGGTTTCTGAGGCTGATATGCTATTTCGCCCTCTCTTCGGCAGCAATTGGGACAACAGCGCGAAATGCGGTTCACGCAGGTCGAATTGGAATAATCCCGCGTTGAATCTGAATGCGAACATCGGTAGGCAGGGCGTCACTGAGACGGGGGCTACTTCGCAAGGAGTTTACCCTACGGCTGAGTATATCGGCCTGGCCAGATGGCCAAATACACAACAGGGGCCCGGCCTGGGTAGTAGGTTTGCCGAACTTCAGGCAGGGCAATTATTAGGAATAACAATGAAAAGACATGGTGACCTTTGGGAAAAAGTGACAGCGATAGAAAATATAGAGCTTGCTTACAAGAAGGCCAGGAAGGGGAAAGGATGGCAACATAAAGTCCAGAACTTCGAAAAACACCATGACCACAACCTCAAATCAATACAGAAGTTATTGGTAGATAAAACATTCACTACCAGTGAATACGTCAAGAAAGAAATATTCGAACCGAAACAGCGCACAATTTACGTTCTCCCATTCGCACCAGACAGGATTGTTCAGCACGCAGTAATGAACGTCCTCGAACCAATCTGGGATGCAATGATGATAGGGGATAGCCACGCCTGCCGGAGAGGTAAAGGTCAGCATTCTGCCAGCAGGCGGGCAATGCAGTTCACGAGGAAATACAAGTACTGTACATAGGAGGAAGAGATGAGAGGATACCCGAAACACTGTAACACGAAAAAAGACGTACTGATCGCCCTTGAGGTCGATCCAGTGAGGGCGAAGGCATTTTTACAAGACGCGACCAATCACCGAGACGGATGGCATGTTGTAGGGAACATAGATACAGAAACAGACGGGATCATTGATGACACTCATCGAGTCGTTGATCAAAGTGACGATGAATCATCTGCAGACTGGTATCAGGAAGAATACGGACCTCTCCCCGGGAATCTACTTGACCGGATAGGAATAACAGTGTCCGAAGCAGAAGAATATATCACTGAATAAGGGGATCGTATGCCAGACCTGATCCAGGAAGTTAGAGATAAAGTCCTCAGCCTTGAACACTGGCGGGATGGCAACGGTTCTGCCGGAGCCGACAAGCGGATCACCGACAACACTTATGGCCTAAAGCAGATCAATGAGGAGTTCGACGAGTTCCAGCGGACACGAGCAGATACCTGCGTGGGGAGTAAAGCATTGAGAGAATATACCAAAGCCCTGCAAGAACGGCGTGGATTCCGGATCGGAGACATTGCGAATATCATCCAGCTCATCATGCTGGGCCTGATTGCCTATGAAGTCTTCTCTCGAGGAGGTGGCGGATGAGACTGCCTGAGATGAAAGCAATTGTCGTCCACTGGGACGGCGGGGTGCCGAAAGATGGTAATGTTGAAGGGCTCATGCAATGGATGAGAGATGAACGCAAGGATGGTGCTTTCTACCACCGCTTCGTCTCCGGTCAGAGGATCGTCTACGGTCGGTCCACCGCCGAGGGGTGTGTCCACTGCGGGAACAACACCTACACCCTGGAATCAACCCAGTACTTCGGTGCTTACTACTGCCCGCCCTGGGACCACCGGCTGACACCGCACGAATCAAGCCCGAACAACTGTACGATAGGGGTGTGCATTCTCCACGACCACCCTGGTGGTGGATATTCCGGGGAGACTCTGAGAACCGCGGCGAAACTGTGTGCTGAGCTCTTGGCATACTATGGCCTGGGGATCGGGGCGCTTTGGACCCACACGGACATCGTGGGAGAGAAGACAAAGCTCTGTCCCCGGGCATTCTATAAAATCCCGCACCAGCGGGAATATTTCTATGACGAAGTGAGGCGGATCCTCACGGGAGGGGAAGGTGAAGTTTCTGCGTGATTTCTTTTCAACGAGCAATGAAATCAACGAGGACACTGTAATCGGCGTGGTGTTCGTGGTCACGCTGCTGGTTGCAACATTTATCACAGATGTCGAGCCTGAGAAGTATTACATACTCGCAGGCCTCGTCGCCGCATGCTTCGGGCTGGCTGCCCTGAAGAAATAAGGAGGTCCCATGTGTGGAATACGATCAAGATTATTCTGGCTGCTATTGGCGGTCTTATTGTCGCTGTCTTTCTCGGCCGGCGCAGAGAAGATGTATCAGATCTCGGAGAGCGAGCTGACAGCATTAGAGACCAACAACAGCGAGCTGGAGAAGGAATTGCGGAATCAGGTCGCGCTAACAGTGCAGCTGCAGACGGAGTTGAGCGAAGTGAAGGGCTGGCTGGCGAAATCAGAAGCAGCCAGGATCGAAGCGGAGAGCTCCTTGACGACAGCAAGTCTATCCTTCGACGAGTACGAGAGAGAGGCGGAAAGGAAAATCCGGGGGAGTCAGATCGCGGAGGTGATTGAAAAAATCGCAATCGGGATCAGTGCAGCAGCGATCGGATACGCCTTCGGGACGTTCTGATCATAATAATAATGTATACAGGCAAAGTGTTGATACGGTGATCTTTTATCTTACAATGATTTATTTAGTCAGTTCAAATCCCGTGCTGGTCGTCGGTTCAAATTACTACGGATTTCAGGCGCATAAGGGGGAAGATTATGCCGAGGAAGCGTAAACAGTGGCGATTTTATCAGCGAAAACTGAAGAATGGAAACATCTACTATGTAATGTTCAGGGCAATGCCCGGTAAATGGATATCAACAGGGACAGAAGATAGAGACGAGGCCGAGCGATGGGCCGCCAATTATGAGGTCACCATCGCGCCGGATGCACAGATAACCCTGGCTGAGTTTACGGAGAATTCCTTCATCCCCGGAAGGTGTATGTGGCTCAGACGGATGCAGGCGAAGGGGCGTACCTTCAGCACTCAGCACATTAAAAAGATGCGGGGGTAAAAAACCATGTGATATAATTCAGTTAAAAGGAGATAAGAAAATGAAGTACGCCGAGTATATTATCGCCCCGATTGTTGTAATGTTCGCGCTTTCTATTATTGTCATTATCAACAAATGGATAAATGAAGGATATCAGAGATGGCCAGAACCGGTAAGGTGGATTGCTTTTCTGCCGATATCACTCACCAACGGGCTCCTCATCGGGATGGTTATGATGCTGAGTTCAGTGTATATATTCGCGTTAAACGAAACATTTTCAACGATGATCCAAATGATTGCCGCTCCTCTCTTAATAATCTATTCGATTAATATAGCAATCCCAAGAGCAAAGAAAACATTTTCTATTATCTTCGGAGCTCTGTGGATAATCGGGTCTATCCTCGAAGTAATGTCCAACGGAGAGGACTCACTTATTCGAATTGTTCAAGTTATTGCCATCGTAATAATGCTGTTTTATATCGTACAAAAAGGACCTACTTGACTAATTGAGCGAAGATATTTCGGTAGTGACTCACTATATACAACAGAGAACGAAACTATCCAGGTGGGAGATCAGACATCAAAGACTAATATTCTGCCCATATTCATAAACGGTGAACGAACGCGAATAGGGCTGCGGGTCCTCTAAGACAACCCCATGAGAAACAAGTGATCGCTGGATTGTTCCAGAGATCTGGTACCCTCCGGGAGAGAGATCGTGATAAGGAGTAAAGTCATCATCATAAATCACAAAAGAAATAGATGTTCCATCAATCGAAACATCATACTTCACCCAATCGTATGTCGTTGACGGAGTGCTGAATCTTACAGGGTACGTAACCGATGAACCGTCAGTCGCCCCTCCCGGGGCACACGAAACGAATAGCACAATTACCAAAAGATAAATTAAAGAAGATTTCATACATACCTCCACTTCTCAAAGCTCAGGATTTTACATTCACTTACATACATATTAGCGCCGGTTTCACCTGGTAGATAGGCATTCAAGTCGATCACTGAGCCCGGCGCGATCCACCCTCGTTTTTAGGGCCGGAAGTACGTCCAATACCAAGATGCTCGGATTCCCACTTCGCTCTTGTGAACCCAAGATGATTCAGCTCATCCTCAAGAAGAAAGTTGACCATATACGCGAAATCCTTACCGCGCTCGTCGGCAAAAGCTTTAACCTGATCATGAATCCACTTGTGATATCTGACGCTCTTTTGTGTAGTTTCCATATTCTTATATTCGACATTGTATCCCAATACCACAAACAAAACAACGTCAAATACAAAAATAAACCTTGACTCGGGTTTCGTTCTGGGTTAAGATATAGGTTATGGAAAGGATAACAAAGACATTGAGCCTTCAGGCTTGGATCGCGGACGGTGTGCAGCAACTCGCCGGGAAAGAGAAACGGTCTTTCACAAAGGAGGTTGAGTTCCTTCTTGAAAAGGCTTTGGAGCGGCAGAAGGAGATAGACTTCATCCACTCCAACAAGACCCAGATCGACATGGACCAATTGGAGGCATTGAGATGAGTGAAGAACATTCCCCGGTAAGTAATGAGAAGATTCAGGAGGCCATCGCTGCCCTGGACACAGTGGGATTTCAGGTACTCGGGATTGAGAGACGGTACAACCAGTATAGCGTCCCGGCTCGCGAAGAGAAGCTTATCTGTGTGGTCCTTAAGAAGGAACACCTGACGGCCACTGATTGTTGATGGCTCTGAGGACTGATTCATACATGGATACAACAGTGAAGACATTAGGCGTTGTGCCTAACGGGCCATCTTCAAGGCCGTTTGCAATTATCAAAGCTTTGGTGAGCTCGAGGGCAATGGTCTGTTTGTCATTCATAGCAGTCTCCTTGGTTTTATGTACCAACAGTATCGGCGCGCGGGGGGAAGGTAATGATGGATCTGTTTGAAGCCCAGGTACAGGCAGAGGCTGAGAAGCTGGCAGTGCAGATAGCTGAACAGAGACTATCTGAGGTAATGAGCGATCCCCAGAAGATCCTCGATCTCTGGAAGAAGGATCGAGAGAAACTGGAACCGCTGGCCCGGAAGTATCAAGAGTTTCTGGATTCAGATGGATACATCGATGCAGCACAAGCCTCAGCGATTATCAAGATCGAGTACACAGACCCCTCCGGCATTAAGAGGATTATGGGGAGGAACTACTTCCTCCAGGTCCTCGAAGAAGACGGGATTGTCATGAAGACCCCAGTTGGATATCGGCTCTACAAAAAGTATGAGGGGAAGATGGGGGTAAGTCGTGTTGTAGTGAGGGGCGGTTACACGAAGGCGGTAACACTTTTCACGCCACAGGGGATCGACAAGCTCCATGATCGGTACGATACAGACGGCAGGATATGGGTGTCTACGGGCGAAGGCCTTGAGTGGAGGCCCGCATGAACCTTACCGACATACAGGTGTTCGAAGACCCGGCAGACCGGATCAATGAACTTCATCGACAGATAGAATCCAAGATACGCACGGCCGTAGACGATGCGATTGAGCTCGGGCGCTTACTCACCGTGCAGAAAGAGAAACTTGAGCACGGAGAATTTCTCCCATGGTTAGAAGGAAACTGTACTTTCAGCCAGCAGTCAGCGTCAAATTACATGCGACTCTACCAGCATCACGACAAATTACCAACAGTTAGTAATTTGCAGGAAGCCTATAAGCAGATCAAGGTTATCGAGTCTCAGCGGAGCATATCGGAAAGCAAGAAATCGAAACTCCGTGTCAAAGAGTTTTTACGAACCGGAAAGAAGCCTGAAGGATGGAGGCGCGGGACCGACGACAGGATTCTCAAAGAAGAGCAGGAGTTTCAGGACCGCCTCCGGCAGCTGGAAGAGGATGAAGAACGTGCACGGCTGAAACGTGAGGAATCAAAAAGACAGCGCGAAGAGACAGGTGAGAACATCCGCTATCTGAACGATCACATGGAAGAGGCCGCCACCGCATTCATCGAGAAACAGCGGAAAGTAAGCGAGTTCAAGGACCGCATTCGTCTCTCTGACGGGGGAAAAGACGATGTTTTCATCGACGCGATAATGCAGCACCTCGACAGCCTGCCCGACGATTCACGCCGGATAGAAGCCTGCAACAACATTCTGAAGGTAGTCCGTAACATCGCAAATGAACTGCAGAGGAAAAGCGTAGAAGGAGCGAGGGCATGACCGACATCCAGCGCCTTGAAGCCAAAGTAGACCGACTCCTCGAGGCGATCCCCGCCCGTGAGTACATCACAGTGAAGGATATCTCACTGATGTACGGCTGGTCTCTGAGCTTCATCAACCGGAATCCCTGGACCATGCCCAACTGGGGCAAGTCTGATTTCCCGGGGCATGAGCGGCGCTGGCTCACAGAGACTGCAGAGGAATGGTATCGGGTACCACCCGCACGCCGGCAGATGGCGTGGAACCAAACATCAATCCGGCAGCGGCAGAAGCTGACTGCTTAGAGGGGGAGTAATAGTGAAAGCGTACGAACACCTGACTTTAACCAATGTAGCCCGTGGGATGGCACCAAAGCTGTTCGACCGGGAACTCCAGAGGGTCCTTGAGAACATTCAGGACACCAGGGGCGGGGAAGGAAGAGGCGTCTGCCAAGATGCGATATTCCACTCCAGAAGGTTGTTCGACTCAGCCTGCCCTCTTGAGCGTCGTTGACGCAGTATTAAACTACGGCGGGTTTATCGTTTCCCTGCCTGACAGCCCGGAAAGACGGGCACCTTATTCATTTGTCGGGGAGGACAAAGACATGATGGAAATGAGTGAAGGGACATATCAAGAAATCAAAGAGAGCCTTGACGGTTTCCGCTGGACAAACCAGCAGCTTATTAAGCACGGGACCTCGGCAAACAGAGACATCCTTGCTCGAGAGTTTGAGCAGAACATACGGAAGATGCAGGAAGCCCTCGAAGACGTCTGGATCGTAATTGAAGAGCCTGCGGTATAGGGGGGAGATATGAGTACAGAAGTTGCAGTCAAACATTCGGATGTCGAGATTGACGAGAAAAAGATCGTCGAGTTCATGGATGCATCTGGTGTCGGGAAAGAGCTAACCGCTGGGGAGAAGAAGCAATTTATTGAAGTTTCAAGGGCCTACCAGCTGAACCCGTTTAAGCGGGAAATCTATTGCATCCCCTATGGAAAAGGCCAGTACAGAAGGCTGTCCATTATCACCGGGTACGAGGTCTACCTGAAGCGGGCCGAACGCACCGGATCCCTGGACGGCTGGCATGTAGAGATCGAGGGCAATCGTAAAGACGGAAGCCTGAAAGCGGTTGTCACCATTCACCGCAAAGACTGGTCCCACCCATTTGTCCACGAGGCCTATTGGGCCGAGTACAAGCAGGACAACAGGATGTGGGACAGCAAGCCTCTCACCATGATCAAGAAGGTGGCGATTGCCCAGGCATTCCGAATGTGCTTCCCGGACGAGTTCGGCGGGATGCCCTACACCGAGGAAGAGGCACCAGCAGAAGATCGGGAACCTCTTGATGTCTCCTCTGGGGCTGGTGCAGACAAGCCCGATCCCAAGAACAATCCGGAAGATGAACTGATCAAAGAGCTCACCAGGGCCCTGGACGATGCGGTCCTCGATGGACTTATCGAAAAGAAAGACCGGGACTCTGTTATCGCAACCGCGAAGAAAGCTCATGGGGGCCCCCGGCAGAAGTACGTCAGCAAAGTAAAAGAGCACCTTGAACAGCTGAGAAACGAGAACTGCCAACAGGCTCCAAAGGCTGAGGAAGACGAAGTGATTGAGACAGAAGGTACTGTCGAGAATGACGACCCGGAAACCATCGAAGACCCGGACAAGCTGGACATATTCTAAGGAGATATCAATGAGCAGTATTACCGACATCGAAATTGAAGTACAGGAAGAACCCACCGAAGACACAACCGAACTGGTTGTGCAGCAGAAGATTGAGGATGTGATCGCCCGCATGGAGGGGATCACCATAACCACCCATGACGAGCTACAGGAAGCGGCTGAGTGGCTCACCAAAAACAAGCAGACCCAGAAGTTCGTCAAGGACTACTACGAGCCGGAACGGAAGGCCACCTATGACGCCTACACTGCTGTCACCGGATCTATAAAGAAGTTTACCGACATCCTTGTGAAAGCAGAAAAGACCGTCAAAAAGAAGATGGCCGACTACCAAATGGAGCAGGACCGTATCCGCCGAGAGGAAGAGCGGAAGCGGATAGCAGCAGAGGAGGCAGCGAAGAAAGATGCAGAAAAGACCGGCGCCCCCGCTCCCGAGCCCGTGGTTGCTCCACCCTCTTCCGAGCCTGAGAAGACCGAAGGAGTATCGTTCATTGAGAACTGGACCTTCGAGATCGAGGACAAAGCGAAGATCCCTCTGGAGTACATGATCCCCGACGAGAAAAAGATCCGCGGCGTGGTAAAGGCCATGAAAGGAGACACCAACATCCCCGGGGTGCGGGCCTACGCAGAGACGACAGTCAGGGCGCGGTAATGAATATCGAGTTCTTTGAGAACGACCACACCTATCGACTGAACGGAAACCCGGTCGATAGTGTCACCACCATCCTGAAAGAGGAAGGGTACATCGACGATACCTGGTTCCGTCCGGAAGCAACCGAGCGGGGGACCCACATCCACCAGGCCACAGAGCTCATTGACGCGGGGACGTTAGACCTGACGGACTTTGAGGGAGAGGAGATTTTCCCCTACCTCACCGCGTGGGTACAGTTCAAAAAGGAATCGGGATACAAGGTCCTTGAATCTGAGCTGTTCGTCGGCAGCCCCCTGATGGGATACGCCGGGACCACCGACCGACTGATGGAAACGCCGGCGGAAGAGCGAATGATCGTTGACCTGAAGAGCGGAGCACATGAGCTCTGGCATGGTCTCCAGCTTGTAGCCTACCGCATGGCTTTTATAGAGACCTTCGGCTATGACGTCAAAGGTGTCAGGGTCGTCCACCTGAAGAAGACAGGGAAGTACTCGATCTGCGACGAGGACAAAGACGTGGGGAAGTATGACTCTACGATCTGGGACTCTCACTGGAAGACCATTATGTCCGCACGGAATTTGCGGAAGAGATACGGGAAGACTGCATGAGCAGCAAGGCCATTATCATTCCCAACGCCGAGCGAATAAAGACCGGCCAGCCAGGGAATGTATCCTTCTACGTTGGTGAACAGTTCCACGAAATGCTCCGAGGACTATTCACTTACCAAGAGATCATCCGCAAGGCCCCGGCAAAGTTCTACTACCTGAAGATCGACATCCCCCGCCGGCCGCGGACGACTGGGGAGAAAAGCCAAAATCATGCGATCAATGGGTACGCACAACAGATAGCGATGAGCACGGGGCAACCGTTTGAAGATGTGAAGAAGAGGGCAAAGCAGATCGGTCTTGCTATGGGGTACCCGATTCTGCAGGACGAGGACGGCCCGGTACTGGACTTCTGGGGGGAGACCCAGGGGATCAGCGAAGCTGACTGTTCGATGGAGGAGGCGGCGATCCTGATCGAGGCACTTCACCTTCTGGCCGCTGAGCTCGATATCGACCTGATTGAGGAGTGAGGATGGAGCGTATACAGCTGTTCAACGACCACTTCCAGAACTACAAGGTTTATGGAATACCCAAGGCTCAGTTATTGATTGCGGACATCCCCTATAACATTGGGAATAACGCATACGGTAGCAGTCCTTCATGGTACGAGGGCGGGGATAATAAGAACGGAGAGAGCAAGCTCGCAGGGAAATCCTTCTTCGATACTGACAACGATTTCCGTATACCTGAATTCTTTCACTTCTGCGGCAAGATGCTGCGGAAAGAGCCAAAAGAAAAAGGGACAGCACCGTGCATGATTGTATTCTGTTCATTTGAACAACAGTTTGAATTGATCGCTGAAGCCAAGAAACACGGGTTCCCGAATTATATCAATCTTGTATTTAGGAAGAACTTCTCCGCCCAGGTACTGAAGGCGAATATGCGGATCGTCGGGAACTGTGAATATGCCCTCCTGTTCTATCGGGCGAAACTGCCAAAGTTCAACAATAACGGGAACATGGTTTTCAACTGCTTTGACTGGAATAAAGACACCGAGACACCGAAGGTTCACCCCACACAGAAGCCCGTCAGACTGATCGAAAGATTTATTGAGATATTCACAGACGAGGACGAGGTAGTGATTGATCCGGTTGCCGGGTCAGGTGTGACGCTACTGGCGGCCAAGAACCTGAATCGCAAAGCTTACGGTTTCGAAATAAAAAAAGACTTCTACAGGATGGCAAACGAACAGATCCTGTCTGTCTCACAGGCGTCGCTATTTTGTGGGTGGGAGAAGAAAGAATACATCATGAGGTCACAGGGAGTATGAAGTTCATCCAATTCAGCATAGCAGAGGACGAGAAGGAATACTTCGAAGCATTCGCCAGGAAAAGGGGCTTCGCTAAGGCTGCTGACATGGCCCGATTCGCCCTTCACCAGTACGTAACCCGGTATCCGGTTAAAAGTCTGAGGGCTGTACAGCCTGACAGCCTACGGACCGACGCAGACGAGGGCACGGATGGCTAAAACCAGGACTCGGAAGAAGAAACGCTGGAGTGTAGCAGAATCCACTCTCCTGTCGCTCTGGCGAAAGAAGGTCAAGCGGATCTGGGGGACTCATTGTGTGAAGTGCGGGAATACCCCGGTTGAATGCCATCACGCCGTCCACCGGAGTAGGAAGCTCCTTGCCTGGGACTATCGGAACGGGATACCTCTCTGCGCTGAATGCCACCTCTTGGCTGACACCCTCGAGGGACGTGAGTGGGTTCTGGACCAGCTGGACCGAGAATATCTGACGGCGATGGACCATTTCGACCTATCTCAGTGGTGTGCCCAGAACGGAATCACAAAAGACGAGTTCCGCCGGCAGAAGAAAGCGGAGCTGAAGGAGTAACGATGGCAAACGACATAACCAATTTTACCGTAGTAGGACGACTCACCAGAGACGCTGAACTGAGATATACCACAGCAGGGACGGCACTTTCAGAGTTTTCCGTTGCGTCGAACTGGAGCAAGAAGGTCGGCGATCAGTGGGCCGAGGAAGTGAGTTTCTTTGACTTCACGCTCTTCGGAAAGCGAGCTGAAGGACTGAACCAATACCTGACCAAAGGGCAGCAGGTCGTAGTCTCCGGGAAACTGCGACAGGACCGCTGGGAGAAGGACGGCGAGAAGCGCAGCAAGGTAAGCCTGTTCGTCGATGACGTTCAGCTTGTCGGCGGGAAACCGAACACCGGAGGATCTGGCAGTCCCGGCGGAGATAGATCTGCTCCAGCCCAGGGAGAGTTCACATCCTACGAAGCTGATGACGGACTCGAAGACGAAATCCCATTCTGAGGTGTGTATGGCAGACGGAAAAGAGACAGCCGCCCTTCGGTGTATACGAGACCACATGGCGGCAACAGTCAGACTGATGGACCAGCTGATAGAGCGGATGTCGTGGGAGGATGAGCCTCCCATGACGCCGGAGCAGATAGATCTGGCGTTCAAGGAATTGCACAAGGTAACCAACGGGAGATAGCGCAATGGCAACAGGAAAGCAGAGATATGTAAGCGTATCCTTCTGGGATGATCGATGGATACGCAGCCTGGACCCCTCAGAGAAGTTCATCTATCTCTATCTCATGACCAACCCTCTAACCAATATTGCAGGGGTCTATCAGATCACGATTGACAGAATCTGTTTTGATACAGGATACAACCAGGACACGGTAACAAGAGTACTCGAGAGATTTTCTGGATCTGGAAAAGCGTATTTCTTGTTTGATGAATGGATCGCACTCCCATCATGGCCTGATCACCAAAAATGGGAGAAAAGCCCAAAAGTCAAACAAGGTATCGATATAATCCTTGAGGATCTACCGGAAAAGGTCATAAAGTCCCTGATTGAGATAGGGTATAGATACTCTATAGATACCCTACCAGTACCCCATACATACAGTTCGAACTATTCTGATTCTGATTCTGATTCTGATTCTGATTCTGATTCTGATTCTGATTCTGATTCTGATTCTGATGGAGAGCAAGATACCCCACCCTCGAAAACACGGATCGAGAAGATTAACCATGAAACTCTTGGTGTTCCTGTCGGGAAAACCCAGTATGAGAACCTTATCGCTGAATACGGAAAGGGATCTGTCGATGAGTACATACGGAAAATCGACAACTACGTGAAAGCGAAAGGGCGAAAGCCATACAGGGATTATGCCGCCGCAGCCGAGAACTGGATGCAGAAGGACAAGGTCGAGAAGGCCGAGATCAATCAAGTACGTACGGAACGATTGATCGGCCAGGATCGACTGAACAAGCTCCACCGTGAGTACAGCGCCAAGGGTGAGCGGGTTCCTGATGATCTGATCGAGGAATGCAACCGAGAAGAACTCGCGAAGTACGGGGTCGAAGCATGACGGACGAACTTCACCTACTCGGCTGCATGGTGCTGGATCCGGGGATCTGGTACGAGTCGAAGATCAACCCCAGGCACTTCATCACCAAGGAAGGGAAGGCTGTCTACGATGCCCTTGTCACTGTATTCACCAATGGGCAGACCCCGACGATCTTCCTCCTGAATGATTACGTGCAGGGGATCCCAATCACGACGGTAGCAGAGCTGACGGATATCCCAACATCGGTGAACTGGCGGTACTACGAAGGCCGTGTAATCGAAAATGCTTTACGTCACAGGTTGAGTGTTTTATCAGCTGAGATCAAAGAAGCTCTGCGGGACGATACCCCGGGAGAGGTGATCGGGATGATCGATCTCAGACTGCAGGAAATGCTCCTCTCTGGATCCGGCAGAAAGATCATTGCCTCGAGGGAAATGGTAAGCCCATTCATCGAGGACCTGATGAAGCGGATGAAGGACGGGGGGAAGTACCCTGGAGTCCTCACGGGGATCCGGAAGCTTGACGAGTACACGAAGGGTTTTCAGAAGGCACGGCTCTACTACGTCGGGGCCCGACCAAGCCAGGGGAAGAGCGCCCTCATGCTGAACTTTGTATGCTCTGCGGCAATCACCGGAGGACACAAGGTCGGGGTGATCTCCCTCGAGTCTGACAACGATGAACTGTTCCTCCGGCTGGTAGCCAGCCAGTCAAACATAGACTCCCAAAACCTCATGACAGGGCTGATCGGGACACATAGTCAGATCTCAAAAATCGAGGATGCGTGCCAGAGAATCGGGGATTCAGGGATCTGGTTCTACGACGAACCGAATATGGATCTGACGAAGGTCGTTTCAGTGGCACGGAGAATGGTTGAGACATTCGGGTGCGAGGTTATCTATGTGGATTATCTGCAGCTGATCTCCTACGGGTCAGAATCCTCACCCATGAGGGACCGGGTGGCGCATATATCCAAGAGCCTGAAGGAACTGGCAAGGAATCTGAATGTACCAGTTGTCTGCCTCGCACAGCTCAGGAGGGACGCCGACAACCGCAAGCCGGCCATGGGGGACTTCGCCGAGAGTTCACAGGTCGAGAAGGATGCCGATGTAGCAATCCTGATCTGGCACCGGCAGAAGGAGAACGAGGACGAGACGAGCTACCTGGTAGTGGAGAAGAACCGGGACGGGGCGACAGGAGCGGTCCCTGTGAAGTTTATCAGGCCCGTAGTGAGGTTTGGTGAGGTAGAGCGAGAATGATGATCTACAAACTGCAGCGAGCTGAGTACGGGGCCCGCAAGAAGGAATGGAAGACGATCGCCACGTTCGACACCTTCGACGCTGCCGAGGATCACCTGATGAATCTCCCCTACAGGGAGCGGGTCGTTTACGACTGGCGGATCTATGAAGACTTCGAGGAAAGGAGGGCGATGTGAAGAAACGAGTATTCCGAGACTGGGAGGAGGCATGCGAGAACACACGGTTCAATCGTGCCGTCGGGAAACTGGGGAAGATACGGCATAACGGGCAGGAGGTTGAGGTTGACGTGCTGAAAGAGCCGGGGAAGAACGGATACGTCGTGTATGCGGGGACCGGTCTTGTGATCAGAACTGCGACCACCGCCGAAGTCGATAGCATTGTGAAGTGGAGGCCGTGGTGATTGAAGTAACTCCTCTCTGGATGCTGGCAGTAATTCTCTTCCTGATCATCTTCCCGGCTGGGATGATCTGGCTCATACGATATGCGAGAGAAGAGGAAAACCCTGAGCGCAACTACTCCGCCCTCCTCTACGCCGGAAACCGGGCGCAGTTGGAGAAGCTAAACCAGTACCAACGCAAGGGCGGGTGGGATCATATTTCTATGTTTACGCTCTTCGATTATCTGGAAGAAGAAGTTCAAGAGCTACACATGGAGATATTCAACAGCGGCACGATGCGAAATGTTCATCATATCCGCCACTAAGCCGCGGACGTAGCCAATTACGCCCACATGATAATCGAGCAATGCGATCGAGAATTGGAGGATCAAAATGAATAAGCAGGGACAAATCATGAAGTTCGACATGCTGCGCGGCCGTGCAGGTCTCGAGGCGCAGTACATGATCGATAAATATGGGCATCTTCGGGTAGCTATCTCCGGGTCCGATCACTGGATCGACTGGGTGGCGAACTTCTGGTTCATGTTCAAGAAGCGATTGAGCCGGAAGAACTTCTTCGCCGGCAGCATGCACCGGATCTGGGCCCTATTTGCAGAGGCGCTTTTCCGGGAACTGAATAGCCAGGTGGATTTCAGCGAGATCAAGAAGGTGTATATCCGGGGGCACTCAATGGGCGGTCCAGTAGGAGAGATACTGGCATTCAACATAACTTCAACCCACAACAATCTCATCACCATTGATACATGGGGAGCCCCTTCCCCCTGGAGCTGGCTCGGCGCACGGACATTCCGAAAGATATGTGAGCAGAAAGGAATCAATCTGACCCGATTCGTATGTAAGGGAGATTTTGTTCCCCTCCTCCCCGGCTGGCTCCTGGGCTATAACGGCCGACGCGGGAGGCGGGTACGGATCAGAGAAATCACCTGGTTCTGGAAAGCACATCTATGGCTGCCGAAGAACTGGCGGGGGATGTAATGGAGAATGAGGATATTAAAGCAACAATCACTACAGCGATGTTGGCTTGGTTCGATTCACCTGATAGCAGAATCGAGAAAGATATTTCTAAAGAACAATTCAGCCTCGATGAAGAGACGGTTGTCGGTTTTGTCGGTGGTTTCATGGCGGCAACAGAAGAAGTAGAATCGTTGAAGGCTGAAATCGACCGCCTCAAGGATGAGATTGAGCGGAAGGATGCGGCGCTCAGATCATCGTTATCCGAATTGGAATCACTATGGAGTCTTTACGGTCAAGGGCTTACTGTGTATGGGTGGCACCTGAACGGGGATGGGGAGGCGCTTGACGACCTTTTTGACGCGAACAGCGTGGACGCTATGGATAAAATCAAGAATGCTCTCACGAAAACCGAGGAGGAAGGGTGATGATCTTTTATTTCATCATCATTGGCCTGTTCCTCGGAGCATCCGCCGGGTACATTCTCACCAAGGATCTCTTCAGAATCCGGGAAGAGAATAACAAGGAGAAGCTACATGCAGTTACTGAAGCATATAACGACCTCTACCGGCAGAACCTTGAAAACATGGCGGTCGAGAGAATCCCCGGCAATGGAAAGGATGTGAGTTGAAGAAGGTCTACCTCGACACACACCCGAAACGAACACAAATAATCCGAGACCTCATAAAGGGAGAGATCCCCCAGAAGCAGATTGCCAAGAAGTACGGAGTAGCCCGAGCTACCCTCACCAACTACATGCGCGATCACATTGCGGAGCGGGCGGCTGAGGCCGCGGTAGAGCGCAATCTGAACAATGGCGAAGAAATCCTGAAGGCGATCAATCAGGTTATGGACCGGGCACAGAAGATGTACGATGCCTGCGACGAGTACCTGACCGATCCGAAGGACCCGAAGAAGTATTTCCTGGGACCCAGGGCCGACGAGGTTGAAATAGTCTACGAGTACATCGTGGAATCCGGGGATAAAGAGTTCGTCAAGAAGGAACGGGATAGCCTGAAGAACATGCTGGACCGGCTGAAGGGGAAGGATGTGGTCGGGGTGAAGTACAAGTACGCGGATCCGCGGGAACTCCTCCTGAAGACGGCCACGGTCCTGAACCGCCAACTCGAGCTTGTGGCCCGGATACAGGGAGAGATTAAGGAGCAAGTCCAGGTGAACATCTACAACAACCCGCAATTCATCCAGGTGCAGCAGATTGTGCTGAAGGCAACCGAGAAGCACCCGGAAGTTCGTGAGGCTATCGTGAAGGAGCTGAATAAAATCCCAAAGGAGGAGACCGGGAAGTGACCAATCTCCTGGGCGCATTCGCCACATCACTTGTATGTACTCTCGATCCGGCCAGCTACATCGAGCAGATCTGGCAGACCTCGGTGTACGACTGGCAGCGGGAAGCTTTGGACCCAGCCATCAAGCGCCTCCTTCTGCTATGCGCCCGGCAGTCAGGAAAGTCTACCATCGTAGCCGGCAAGGCCGCGCACACGGCGAAGTACAAGCCTGGGAGCCTGACGATTATCGTATCGGCGAGCGAGAAACAGGCGAAGGAGACCATGGGGAAGGTCCGGGATTTCGTCAGAATGGACGGAGAAATGGTAGTCGGCAATCATGATTCAGAGAGTGAGATTGAGTTTACCAACGGATCAAGAATCCTGGTACTTGCCGGCACGGTGAAGTCGGTCAAGGGATACTCAAGACCATCCCTGATCATCCTGGATGAGGCTGCATACATCGAAGATGATACCTACTTCGCAATCCGGCCAATGCTTACCGGGAACCCGGATGCAGTTGTGGCAATCCTCTCCACACCCCACGGAAAGCAGGGGTTCTTTTACCGTGCATGGCACGAGGGGTCGAAGTGGCATAAGATCTTCGTCCGCCCGCCCTTCACTCTCAGGGAAGACAACAAGATTGTACCCTTCATTATGGATACCGAACTGCGGAAGAAGTGGCGAGAGCGAAAGGTCAGTGCATACTACTCACCGAGGCACACCCTTGAACACCTCGAGGAAGAACTTGAGGAGATCGGATCATTCTGGTGGAGACAGGAGTACGAATGCGAGTTCCTGGACAACGTGAATTCCGTCTTCAGTACGGACGACATAGACACCGCATTCGATACGAATATCAAGCCGCTTTTCTCAGGGGAGAAGGAGCGCGAGGACGAGATCGAACAGATGGAGTTCGATAATGTTTCATGGGGGTAATGTGTGACTTACTATCTTGCCGTTGATTTCGGCACCCTTAACGACTTTACCGCTATCACCATCACGCAGCGGGTAGAACGGTTCCAGGAGCCCAAGGCGATCCCGGACACACCGGCATACCTCCGGGAGCGGCGGGTAGTGGTATCAGAATATGTGAACAGCTATCTCCGGCGGTCCCCCCAGGGGATGCCCTATCCCGAGGTCTTGAAGAACGTGCAGGCTATGCTGAACAGCCCGCAGTTATCGGGGAAGACGCAGCTCATTTTTGACGCAACCGGAGTAGGAGTGGCTGTAGTGCAAGACGCCCGGGACATGGGGATGGATCCGATAGCAATAACAATCACCGGGGGGAACAAGGTTCTCCCGAACGAAGGCCTGGGAGGATACAACGTCCCGAAGCGGGATCTGGTAATGTGTCTCCTGCTGGCTTTCCAGAACCACCGGATCAAGATTGCCCCGTCTGAGCACAGGGATGCTCTGAAAACCGAACTGCAGGCATTTCGGATGAAGCTGAAGAAGAACGGGAATGAGACCTATGAGAATCACCGGGACTCAGACCACGATGATCTGGTTCTCTCCCTGGCAATGGGGGTCTGGTATCCGGAATACATATTCGGATCAATTGTTGCAGCGGATAAGTACGAGCGTCAGGACGAGATGAGCTACGATCCGCTCCGGTTCGATCTATAGGAGGGGAAATGGACATTCCGGTTCAGGGGAGTGAACCCCTCGAGAGGCTTTTTGAGTGGATAAGGGCAGAAGTGAAGAAGACTACTCATGGGACCGTATTTCTTGAAGTGGAGATACAGGACGGGAAGATTCTCAACGCCTATAAAGGGTCGAAAAAAAGTGAAAGATTTCCTTTGAAGGCAAGGAAATAGCTGGAAAAATGAGGTACAATATAGACATGCAGAAACCTATAAAATTGAACCAGAGAGACCTGAATAAACGCCGGATGATAATACTGGCGCAGATCGCCATAGCCCTCCCGCTTTTCATGTTCGGGTTTTCTGAATCTATGCGTTCGGCCGGCTGGGTGGCCTACTTCCATGAGTTCGGCCATGTTTTCGGCGCTTACACATCCGGGGGATCGGGAGAGATACTCAACAGCCATCTGTCTCAGTCCTATGGCGGGGTAGACTGGTGGATAACCATGTGGGGGCCTCTTGGCGAGACTGTATTTCTCACTCTTGCGTGGATGCTCGCTGTCCGGTTCAGGAAGTATGTGATCGGAGCCGTGTTCTTCGGAGCAGCCCATGGATCAATCTACTTCAACTATGCTGTGAGTACTGAGATTGTGTACAATGGAATAGTACTGTATCTCTACACTGTCACTTCAGCGATAATTGTGGTGTCGGGCTGGTGGAAGTTCTTCGTGCAGATAGTCGCCCAGCTCACAGGCAAGAGGCGATTGACGGTAAAGAAGTCGAGGTATAGCATAGAGGTACAGGGAGGTGGTTTATGGCTAAAGAAAAATCCGGCAAGATAACATACACCTACGAGGACGCACCGGATGACATGTCCATACCTGAGCGGATACGGTACGCCGAAGAGCGTGGTGGAACCTATGACGTAAAGACGGGGAAGGTAAAAGTCCCCCATGTAGAGTTCAAGCCTGACAACCAGGTGCCTGAGCAAACCGAGAAAGAAGGGATAGACGCGTCCAAGTACGAACGCCCCCAGGGCCCCACAAGGCCCACCGCCAGAGGGATGGAGCTACTCGGAGAGATGCGGACAGATGAGGGGATCGGTCAGAGTCGCGGGTCCGTCCTCACAACTCCTGACGACAGAAGTTCCGACGAGATTATTGAAGGAGAGGAAGCTGCGGACCGAGATGAGCTTGTCCAGCGTCTTATGACAAAGAATGCATGGCCCAGGGATTACGCCGAGAAAGTAGCAGACGAGGAGATGGCGCGGAAAAAGAAGTCGCTGCTTACTCGCTGACCGGCTGTCATTGACAGCAACCACTGAGGTGGTATATATTTATGTTGAATGAAGAGCTACCGTCTGACCAACGGAGGGAACCGATGAGCTACGGGTGGTGAGCCTACGGCAATGATTCGGGAAACGACCAGCGGAGGATAGGTATCTGATCTTTACAGTTTAGGTCTTGAACTGACCAACGGAGGAAGCCCAACAGGCCGAAAGGCAGGGTAACCGACCAGCGGAGGCGACAGATCACTTCTTGAGAAGAACCCAGAAATGGGTCTCTTGAGTCGTGGTCTGTCGCCTTTTTTTGTGCCCAGAGGGAAACCATGGCAAAGCTGACGGACGACGAGAAAGTAAAAGATCTCATGCAGAAGTTCTCCTATCTGGAGCGGGAGCGCCAGAACTGGGAGACGGAATGGCAGGAGGTCGCTGACTTTGTGAGCCCGCGGCGGTCAAACTTCCAGTGGAACAAGGAAGATCGCGGGAAGCGGACAGGGACAAAGATCTATGACGGAACAGCGCAGGGAGCCCTCCAGCTTCTCGCCGATGGTCTTCTCGGGTATCTGGTCTCCCCTTCATCCGACTGGTTCAGGCTGGCATTTGAAAACTCAAAGATCGGAGACCTTCCAGGAGCACGGCTCTGGCTGCAGGAGGTTGAGAAGGTCCTGTACTGGCTATTCAACCACTCAAACTTCTACGAGTCGATCAGCCAGATCTTCATGGACGGCGGCTCGATCGGGACAGCGACCCTCTACATTGAAGAGGATCTGAACGAAAGCGGGATCCACTTCTCGGCACGGCACCCCAAAGAAGTCTATGTCGAAGAGAACCGGTATGGGCATATCGATACCGTATATCGTCGCTACTACCTTCCAATGCGGGAAGCGATTAAGGCCTTCGGGAAAGACAAGTTCGACGAGTCCTTCATCGAGCGAGCAGAGGACGAGCCGTACACCCCCGTGAAGGTCCTGCACATAGTCGTCCCCCGGGAGGACCGGGACTTCCTGAAGATCGACCAGAAGAACAAAGCTTACGCCTCGATCTACATCCTCGAGGAGGACCGTAAACTACTCAGGGAGGGCGGATACGAGACGAACCCTTACGTAGTCTGGCGATGGCGTACCAACACAGATGAGATCTACGGGCGATCCCCTGCCTGGGACGCCCTTTCTGATGTGCTGAAGTCTCAGCAGATCTCGAAGACCATGATGAAGAAGGCGCACCAGAGTGTAGATCCGGCCATGATGTACCCCGCGGAGCTCACAGGACAGTTGCAGCTTGATCCGGGGGGACGGATGCCCTATCGCGATCCAAATCGCCAGGTTGTGCCGGTCAATTACGGATCGAACTACCCCATCGGCAGGGATCAGGAACAGGCGATCCAGACGGCGATCAAGGAGCACTTCCGGGTAGATTTCTTCCTGATGCTCTCCAGCATGATAGGTCAGAAGATGACGGCTACCCAGGTAGTCGAAATGCAGGCCGAGAAAGCCGCGGTACTCGGGGCGGTACTCGGACGCCTCACAAACGAGTTACTGGACCCGACGTTCGACCGGGTTTTCGCTATAGCGCAGAAGGCGGGATGGCTCCCCCCACCCCCTCCTGCGCTGGCGAAGTATTCCGGATCCGGACTGAAGATAGACTATATCGGTCCCCTGGCACAGAAGCAGAAGCAGTTCATCAACAACCAGGGGCTCAGTCAGGCACTCGGACAGCTGCTTCCCCTCGCGGAGTTCAACCCGGCAATCACCGACCTGTTGAACTGGGACGAGGTAGGCGGGCACATCCTCCGCTCGACCGGAGCACCGGAGAAGGTTATCGCCACACCTGAAGAGCGCCAGGCGATCCGCACACAGAGACAGCAGCTTCAGCAGGCAGCACTCCAGCTGCAGGCAGGGCAGGCACAGGCTGACATCGTAAACAAGACAAGCAAGGCCCCGGAGCCCGGGAGCCCCGCAGAGAAGCTGACCGCTGGTCAGGAGGAGTAGGACATAAGTGGACCGAATGGAGGAATTGGGACTAAACACCAAGAAGACCGATGAGCAGAGAAAGCTCGAGTACTCCTATCGGCAGGTCTTCGGCACGGAGCACGGCCGGATCGTACTTAAGCACATCCTTGGATTGTGCGGATTTTATGGCTTCAGGAATTACGACAGCCAGGAGGCGATGATCGCGGGAGCAACCGCCGAGAACCTGGCGAAGAAGATTCTGTACCACTTCGGAGTCTGGAAGCCTGAGAACTTTGAGAGAATTCCGTTCTTTTATCCGGACAGGGTACTCGACCTGCCCTACATCGAGAGCGGAGAGGAGAATAACGAATGAGATTCTTTACTGACCCGTGGGCCATACCGCTTACCTGGTTCGACGCAGCAGGCGACGACGGTGGTGCGGCCCCCGAAGCTGGCGACAGCGCGGGCGGTGAACCCCAGGGATCGACTACCGATACCCCTCCTTCTGATCAGGGAGGCCAATCGGACGGTGGAGACGCTGGGCAAGCCGGAACGCTGAACGCAGACAAGGGCGCGGATCCCGGATGGCTGAAGCTCTTCCCGAAGGAGCATCAGAGTGACGAGTTCTTCAAACAGTATCCCAACGCGAAAGAGGCCCTCCTGGACCTCAAACAGCGTGTGGAGCGATCGAAGGACGCGATCATCAAGCCGGGCGAAGGCGCAACAGAGGGTGAGATTGCTGAATATCGGCGATCTTTGGGCATCCCAGATGATCCCAAGGATTATCACCTACCACTTCCAGAGGGATTACCGGAAGGGCTATCCACCGGCGACGACTCCTGGTTCCGGGAGCTGGCACATAAGCATGGTCTGTCGAAGCAGCAGGCCGAGAACGTGTTCCAGGACTACTACCAGAGCGTAGGAGAGCAGTTCCAGACGCAGCAGGCAGAGCGCCAGCGTCAGAAGCAGCAGGCCGTTGCGGAGTTACAGCGGGAGTACGGCGGAGAGTACAACGCCAAGCTGACCCAGGGTCGCAGAGCGATCCAGGAGATCGGTGGAGCAGACTTCGCCAAGTACCTCGAGGAATCCGGGCTCGGAGACGACCCCCGGATGATACGGGCCGCTATCCGCATGGGCGAAATGATCGGTGAAGACTCACTGGTGGCGGGGCGAGTTTCGACCCCACTTGCCGGCGAGAGAAGGCGCGATCCGGGGACCCTCAACATGGACTATTCCGACTACTGGGGACAGTAGTCTGAGGAGCAACCAATGGCTACTAAGTATTTGAAGAACCAGCTCACCATTGCGGAAATGGCGAAGCGGGTTATCGGAGGCGATCATGCACAGATCGCCGAGGTGCTCGAGGAGAACAACGAGTTTCTCATCGATGCACCGATGTACGAGGCAAACGAGGCATTCGGCCACGTGGCCTCTATCCGCGATCGACTGCCCACTATCTCAGGCCGCCGGCTCAACGAAGGCGCTACCCGCTCCGCTTCCAGTGTGAAGCAGATCCGGGAGAGTATCTGTCTTCTGGACAACTTCAGCGAGCCCGATGAGGTAATCATCGACAACCAGCCGGACAAGAACGCAGCGATCAACGACGAGAACATGGCCTTCCTCGAGGCGATGATGCAGACCTTTTCGAACTATCTGGTCTACGGGAACGAGGGTGTGGATCCTGTTCAGCTGAACGGGTTCTTCCAGCGGTACAACGCCCTGGCCCTGGCCAACGTAGAGGGCCTCAGCGGTACCGGTTCGGATCTCTCTTCCGTTCTCATGGTTGAGTGGGGAAAGAACTCGGCACACCTGATCTATCCCCGTGGTTCGAAGAAGGTGGGGATCGACGTTAACAAGATGGGCAAGCAGCGTGTCACCGACACCAGCGGCAACCCCTTCATGGCTTACGTCACCCAGTTCAAGATCCAGTTCGGTATGGTCGTGAAGGACGACCGTGCGGTACAGCGCCTGGCCAATATCGAGAGCTCGGGATCCACCAACAACCTCCTGGCCACCGGCAACATGGAGAAGCTGATCTACGCCCGGAACCGCCTCCCGAAGATGGGGTCGAATGCGATTATCTACGTGAACCGCGACCTGAAGAGTCAGTTTGATATCTGGGCTTTCAATAAGACCAATATCAACTTCACCGTTGAGCAGATGAAGGACGGGACCCCGATCACCAAGTTCCAGGGCATCCCCATCCGTCACGTAGATCAGATGCTCGACACCGAATCGGCCATAACCTAAGGAGGGCTGATATGGGATATCGAGACGCAATTCTTGATCTGGGACAGGATATCGATCTGCATACCGCTACTGTGGTGTCCGGGAATGTCCTGGACATGGCTCTCGCCGCCCCGAATAAGGGCGAGGGCGAACCGGTATGGGTCGAGTTCATTATCACCACTGCGGGTGCGGGAACCGGGACAGTGACCTTCACTGTGCAGGACTGTGACACCGTGGGAGGCACCTACCGGATCATAGCCTCCAGCCGGGCCTATGTAGGGACTGAGCTGACCAAGGGGAAGATCATAAAGGTACCGCTGCCCGCGGAACATCGTCAGTTCATTCAGGGCGGGGCTACCATCGCTGCTACCGTTACCGGCGCCGTCGGTGACTGTTACCTGCAGGCTGCATAAGGCTGCATAAGGCTGCATAAGGCTGCATAAGGCTGCATAAGGCTGCATAAGGCTGCATAAGGCTGCATAAGGCTGCATAAG